TGTAGCAAAAGAAAATGGAAAAGACGTTCCAATTGTTCCAAATTATATTGCAGAATGTTTTCTAAAGCTATGTGAAGGTTTATCGCATAAAGCAAACTTTGTAAGATATACTTATAGAGAAGAAATGGTTATGGATGGTGTTGAAAACTGTTTAGCTGCAATAAAAAATTATAATATAGAAGCAGCGACAAGAACTGGTCGTCCAAATGCGTTTGCCTATTTTACTCAAATTGCTTGGTATGCTTTTATTCGAAGAATTCAAAGAGAGAAAAAACAACAAGACATTAAATTAAAGTATATTTCAGAAATGGGTATAGAACACTTTATTACAGAAGGTAGCCAAGAAGATGCTCAACAAATTGGAGCTTTTGTTGAAGTTCTTAAAGATAGAATCGATAAAGTAAAAGAAACTGATGCTAAGATAAAAGAATATGCTCAAGAAAAAAACCTTAACTATAAGAAAAGAAGAAGAGTGAACGTGGATTCAGATTTATCTGAATTTCTAGATTAATGAAGATTGCAATACTTAATGATACACACGCGTGTATTCGTAACTCGTCTGATATGTTTTTGGATTATCAAGAGAAGTTTTATCGTGATGTCTTTTTTCCATATTTAAATGAAAATCAGATTAAACACATCATCCATCTTGGTGATTACTTTGATAATCGTCGATTTATTTCTATTAAAGGATTAAATCACCATCGTAGAGTGTTCTTATCTAAACTAAGAGAGTATGGTATTACTATGGATCTTATTCCTGGTAATCATGATGTTTATTATAAGAATACAAACGATCTGAACTCACTCAAAGAATTACTTGGTCATTATATGAATGAGATTCATTTGATTATGGATCCAGTCGTTTTAGAATATGATGGAACTAAGATTGGTTTAATTCCATGGATTAATTCTGAAAATGAAGAAGAATGTATACATTTTATTAATAATTGTGATGCTGATATTATTGGCGCTCACTTAGAATTATCAGGTTTTGAAATGAACAAAGGAATTCTGTGTAAGCATGGAATGGATATGAGTTTATTCAAAAGATTTGATGTTGTATTATCTGGACATTTTCATACAAAATCATCAAAAGGAAACATTCATTATCTTGGATCACAAATGGAATTCTTTTGGAATGATGCGGCTGATCCAAAATACTTTCATATATTTGATACACAAACCCGAGAAATTGAAGCAGTTAGAAATCCAATAACAATTTTTGAAAAAATAGTTTATGATGACACGACAAATGTAAACTATTTGGAAATGGACTTAGACTATCTTAATGAAAAATTTGTACAAGTCTATGTAGAAAATAAAACAGACACATTTGTATTTGATACATTTATAGATAGAATACAAAAGCGAAATATACATCAACTAAAAATATCTGAATCATTTAAAGACTTTGTGGGGAGTAATGTTGAAGATGCTAATATTAAATTAGAAGATACGCAATCACTTCTCAACTCATATGTTGATGCTGTTGAAACCCATCTTGATAAAGATATTATAAAGCTAAACCTAAAAAACTTAATGCATGAAGCTCAAGAGTTAGAGCTATTTTAATATGATAAGATTTGAGACACTAAAGTTCAAGAACTTCTTGAGCACTGGAAATAATTTTACCGAAATAAACTTCATTAAAAATAAAACAACGCTTGTTGTTGGTTTAAATGGGGCTGGTAAATCTACAATGCTAGATGCTTTGTCATTTGCTCTCTTTGGTAAACCACATAGATCAATTAAAAAAGATCAAATGGTTAATTCAATCAATAATAAAAATGCTGTTGTTGAAGTAGAATTTTCAATTGGACAACATAAATTTAAAGTTGTAAGAGGCATCAAACCAAATGTATTTGAAATTTGGAAAAATGGAGAGATGGTTAACCAAGACTCTCATTCTAGAGAATATCAAAAGATCTTAGAACAAAATATACTTAAACTTAACCATAAATCATTCCATCAAATTGTAGTACTTGGTTCAACTTCATTTGTTCCTTTTATGCAATTATCTACACACCATCGTAGAGAAATCATTGAAGATCTATTAGATATTCATATCTTTTCTAGAATGAATATGCTCATAAAAGAAAGACTATCAACATTAAAAGAAAAGCATAAACAAATCGTTCATCAAGAAGATATTGTAAAGACTAAGATTGAGGCTCAAAAGAAATATATTAGAGACATTACACTTATTAATACGGGTGAAACAAATAAGAAAAAGTCAGAAATAAAAGAAGCTCAATCACAAATTAAAGCTCTAATAAAAACAAATGAAAAGCACTTAGAAGTATATAATAAAAACTATAAACCTCTTAAAGAAAAGCAAGATGCTGCGCTTGAGAATATGCAAGAATATTCTGCTATAAAAAAATCGTTATTAGATGAGGCAAACTCACTCGTTAAACAAGCTAAATTTTATGAAGATCATGACAACTGTCCAACATGTGAACAGGCAATTTCTTTATCAATTAAATCTGAAGTACTTAATAAAGTAAAAACTACAGCAGGTTCTACTAAAAAGAAAATTGATGAAGCAGATACAAAATATAATGAATTTGATATTGAATACACCGCTTTGAGCGAAAAGCTAGGTGAGTTAGCATATCTAGAAAAAGAAGTCCATGGAAATAATAAAACGATTGAGTCGTTACAACTTCAAATTGATAAACTTCAAAATGAAATAGACGCTCCAACAAATAATAATAATGATATATCAACTGCTAATTCTGATTTAGATAAACTAAAGGCAGACAGAGAAGAACTATTTAATTCTAAGTCTGAACTCAATGAGCAAGTATCATATTCAAACGTAATTATTGAAATGTTAAAAGATACTGGAATTAAAACTAAAATCATTAAACAATATCTTCCAGTAATGAATAAACTCATTAATGAATATTTACAAATATTAGATTTTTATGTTTCATTTAATATTGATGAAAACTTTATTGAAACTATTAAATCAAGACATAGAGATGAGTTTACATATGATTCTTTTTCAGAGGGAGAAAAACAAAGAATTGATTTAGCATTAATGTTTACTTGGCGAATGATTGCTAAGATGAAGAACAGTGTGTCTACAAATCTTTTAATCTTAGATGAAACATTTGACTCTTCATTAGATCATGATGGTATTGAAAATCTTATGAAGATACTAGACTCATTTGATGATAATACTAATGTCTTTGTTATAAGTCATAAAGGTGATTTATTGGATGGTAAATTTAACAATAAACTTGAATTTGTTAAGGACAAAAACTTTAGTAAATGCTTAGAGGCGGCCTAACCCATTGATTTTGTTAGGAAAAAAAAATGAAAAAAAGCCTTTACATTTACTGTTAAACAGTGTATTATACTATAATATTCGGTGGGAGTATAGGTACCACTTCCATAGAATATACTTTAAACAAACGGTACCTTTTATTATGGAGGACTTTATATGAGTCGCACAGCAAACCTAAAGGCTTTTTTGGAAGCCGGTAACACAGTAACTGCTAATGAGATTAAGGGCAAGTTCAAGCTCGCAAATCCGCATGAAGCAGTTCGTCAGATTCGTAAGGCAGGCGTTATGGTTTACGCCAACCCTTCGAAGCTATATGATGGTACACCAACCACTCGATATCGTGTTGGTTCACCTTCAAAGGCATTTCTTGCTGCAGCATATGAAGCAGGTGTTCGTGCCTAATATGGGTACTACCGGGGAGACTTCGGTCTCCCCCATTACCTTTTTTGTTATGAGGAAATTATATGGAATTAAGTAAAGAAACTCTAGACGTATTACGAAATTATTCTACTATCAATCCAAGTATAGTAATTAATTCTGGTAATGTTGTTAAGACTATGGCGGAAGCTAGAAACATTTTAAGTTCTGCTACAATTGCTGAAGAATTCCCTCAAACGTTTGGTATCTATGACCTTAATGAATTTCTAAGTGTATTGAACTTAGTTGATGGTCCTAGGCTAAAGTTTGAAGAGAAGTATGTTCTTATTGGTGATTCGACTGGCCGGTCAAAGATTAAGTATTATTTCTCAGATCCTGAGATGCTTACGTCACCAACAAAAGATATCTCAATGCCTGAACCTGAAGTTAAATTTACTTTAGATCAATCTACTTTGAATAAAGTAACTAAAGCAGCTTCAGTCTTAGGACACAGTGAAGTTTGCATTTCTGTTGTTGATAACACATTAAATCTTTCTGTTGTTAATCCAGACAACGCAACTTCAAATGCATTTTCTGTTGATGTTGATGGAACATATAAAAATTCAGAGTTTAAATGTTATATTCTAAAAGATAATCTTAAGGTTATACCTGGTGATTATGAAGTTGAATTATCATCTAAGCTTATCTCTAAATTTACAAATAAAGAGCGTGATATAAATTATTATATTGCATGTGAAAAACGATCAACCTTCGGAGGATAAAAAATGGCAGACAAGAAAACACAAGACTCTAATACTGCACTAGCTATGGATTTAGCTAATAGAGTTTCTAGATCTATTATTGCAGTAGTTGACACCGTAGTTCAACGCGGTGGTTTTCGTGGTGAAGAGCTAACTACTATTGGACAGCTACGCGATCAGGCAGTTCAATTAGTTCAGCTTTGCGAAGCATCTCAAGTCGAACAAAAATCAGCTGAATAGTATAGGGAGACTTCGGTCTCCCTACTTTTTTTATATTATGAATGGAGTGACGTATGTCAAAAGATTTTTTGCTGGTCGAGAAATATCGACCTAAAACTATTAGTGATACAATCCTTCCTGATGATCTCAAGCAGACTTTCCAACAGTTTGTTGATCAGGAGAACATACCCAACCTCCTATTAACAGGTGGTCCTGGTATTGGTAAGACTACTGTTGCTCGTGCTATGTGCGAGCAGCTTGGTGTCGACTACATTGTAATT